CGTTCCGTTCGGCCGCTGTCTTTGCCAGCGCTGGCCGCCACCGCTCCGTCCGCTCCGTCTCCGTCTCCGTCCGCTCCGTTGCCAGCGTCTCCGCTCTTCGCTCGCCACCGTTGCGGCCGCTCCGTCTCCGTCCGCTTGCCAGCGTCTCCGTTTCGTCTCCGTCCGTGTCTCCGTCTCCGCTTGTGTCTCCGCTTGTCTCCTAGGACTGCAGCGGCCTAGAGTCATGCGAGACAAGCAAGGGGGGGCGGGGAGCAAGAAAGGCCGCGCGCCTCGTAGGCGTACGCTTCCCCCCACCTGAGATTTTTTTGCTTCCACAAGCCCGCCGGCACGCATACAAAGCACGCTGCGATGGAGCCAACGACGCGGGTTACCCCACGCAGCAGCTTGTCAGCCGTGGAATGCGACCTCGGTGTAGGCGGGCTGCGAGCGTGCCAAGGCTTGTCGGCTTTGGGCGTCAGGCTGCTCGTAGGAAGGAAACAAGTTCACGAAGTTGGTTTGTTTTGAGCGTGAACATGCGGGACACAAGCAAGGAAAGTTGCAGCAACATGAAATTTGCAGTTCACGAAAAACAATTAAAAGCGAGATTGGGTGCCGCGTATGATTTGAGCAAGTACACGGAAGGTGTGGATTACAAGCGGCAGAAGACCGGATTTGGCAGCCGAGTCATGTTTAGATCCGATATGCTTCAGCAATTTGAGCCGCAATGCAATTTAAGTGCTGATCATGTTGGTGAAAGCGCCGATATGATTCCGGTTAAGAGCGATCTTAATGAGTTAAGTGCTGATTTGTGTTCACAAGAGATCGTTATGACTGTGGTGGATCCAAGTCTTGTGGAGCACAAGCAGAACAAAGCGCCGGTTGTTCTGTTTCAGGAGGACGCGCAGACGGTGATTGTGCGCCCGGTGTTGTTGGATGGTGCCGTGAGAACAGCGAGAGTGGTCAAGAAGTACGCTAACCAGCGTTATGTGGAGACGGACACGTTAGGAACGGTGTTTGTCGGAAGCAAAGGGCATCAAGTGAAGATGAACCAAGTCATCAGCATTAAGAACGGCGAGTTATACCTTGCTTAAGTGATACGGACATGTGTCCCTGCTGTTTCCCCTCCGGGCCGTCGGCCCGACCCTGCGGGGAAACCCCGTTAAAACAACAACTCCGGCAAGGAAGAACCGGAGTTGAGCATAGTACCCCCAAGACTGAGCATTAGCTGCCTAGAATTGGGGGTGTGCTCAAATTAAAACAACGACTCCGTATAAGGTGTCACCGTCGCATCGCATTCACAGTCTCTGCCCATGGCTACCCGTTCAACCTAGCATTGTCTCTATCGCGGACGACTGTGTAGCACTCACTGATTCTTGAACATCAGTGATTTTTGATCCAAGCCAGGAGGTACGCTTGGAACCATGTCTTCGCCTGTGGGTCCGTGTTTCAGGTTGACCAGAGGGTACGCGGCAGCAAATCTTGTGTGCTGCGAGAACAAACCTAGCAAGGTCACTTGGCATGTCAACATCTGAAGATCAAAAAACTAAGTTGGTAGAGAAGATTCTGCGCTACTCGCTGATCGAGCATCCCTTGATGCCTACACCTACGGAGGAGCAGCGGTTGCAGATGATTGAGAATGTGGGTGCGCAGGAAGTCATGCGCTTGTTTCTCATGCGAGAGCAGCGCATCCGGGCAGAGCTGGCCGATCCTCATCGGTACGGGAGCGAGCTTACATCGTGGCAAGATGCTGATGCGCTGATGGAGAAGAGCAGTGAACTGCTCATTCTTGGTGGCAACCGGGCTGGCAAAACAGAGTACGCTGCCAAACGTGTCTCGCAGGTCTTTCTTGGAACGGATCTGAACGGAACAGCACCCAATTGGGTGAAGGAGAAGTTTGGCAAGCGTGGCTTGAACATCTGGTGCCTGCACACAACCAACATGACTAGTGTGAGCATGCAGCAGAACGTGTTTCACAAGTACCTACCCTCGGAACTGAAAGAGGCCAAGCGGAGCAAGCACACTCAAGTGAGCTGGACTCAGAAGAACGGGTTTTCCGACAACACGGCAGTTTACAACGGAAACCAGATCTGGTTTCTCAACTACGCTCAGGACATTAAAGTTGTCGAAGGTGGCGAGGTGGACCTGGTCTGGTGCGACGAGCTTGTGCCGGCTGACTGGCTGGAAACGCTCAGGTACAGGTTGGTCACACGAAACGGGAAGTTGCTAGTCACCTTTACGCCGATTCTTGGGTACACCCAGGTCGTGAAGGAGTTCATTACTACTGCCAAGATTACGTCTTGGAAGGAAAGCGAACTGTTACCCAACAACAACGTCATCGGTGTGCCCAAGGGAAACATGCCCTACACTGCGGAAGGTGTGTACGGCCGGCATGGCTGCATCTGGTTTCACTCAAAACTGAATCCCTTCAACAACTGGGACCGCATGGTGCAGACTCTTAAAGGTCGCAGCACGCATGACATTAAGATTCGAGCTTATGGCTGGGCAGAACAAACCGCAGGCAGCCAGTTTCCCATGTTTGGTGAACAAAACATCTTCACCGACAGTGTTACTGAGCGTTGCCCAGACGGGACAAACTACATGGTGGCAGATCCAGCCGGTGCCCGGAACTGGTTTATGCTTTGGGCCAGAGTTGACGAGTATGGCACCATTTGGATCTACCGTGAATGGCCAGATCAAAGCTACGGAGAATGGGCGCTTCCTAGTGACAAAGCTGATGGTCGTGCGGGACCCGCGCAAAGAAGTGGATCTGGACGCGGAGTAAACGAGTATACTGAACTAATCTGGTCCCTAGAAACCCATGCTGACAAACGCGAGGAGATTGCAGAGCGCTACATCGATCCGAGAAGCGCAGGAACGGAGACTACGACTAAAGAGGGCGGGATTACATTGTTGGACATGCTTGCTGACGCGAGTGATCCCCTTAATTTTATTCCTGCTGCTAGTGTTTCTGTGGATGAGCGTGTTTTGATTATGAACGATCTTCTCTGTTATGACAGAGAATCAGACATTGATGTTGCCAAAAACCATCCACGGTTGATGGTGCATGAAAGTTGCCAAAACCTCATTTACTCACTTAGAGAGTGGACCGGGCATGACGGTCAAAAAGGGGCTTGCAAAGATCCAATTGACGCTTTGGGGTATTTAGTGGTAATGCAACCTAGACACATCACGCAATTACACGCCAAAGAGTGGCAAAAGTTTGCAAAGTGCGGGAGCTATTAACGTATGCCTAACACACCAACCGACGTTCTAGCAATTGCGTCAAAAGATCCGCACGTTGGAGAGCTTTTGAGCGAGTACAATCGCGCAATGATCAATTCCAGTCAGGGAAATTTGGTCACTAAGTTTGACAACATTCGGTTTTGTCGGTGGCCCGGTCAGACTGACGACGGCAAAAAACACTCTGAAAACCGCTCTAACGGTGACCCCGCTTGGCCTTTTGAGGGAGCCTCTGACGTTCGCACCCGGTTAATCGACGCTACTTGCAATGAGTTGACGGCTTTGCTTGTGGCAGCCTTTCAAAAAGCTGAACTTCGTGCAGATAGCGTTAAGCTAAACGACATGCCGGTGTCTCAGATTGGCACTACGCTTTTGCGGTGGATTCGAGACTGCAAGATGCCTCAACAGCTTCACAAGGAAGCTACTTTAGGTGCTCAATACGCCTTGCAATACGGTTGGAGCGCGTTTTTTGTGGGTTGGCAACAGAACATTGGGATTCGCAAACAGCAAATTTCAATGGATCAAATTGTGGGATTAGCGCAGCAGTCTGGCAGCGAAATTTTGATGGAGTTGCCCACGTTAATTACAACTGCTCCTGAACAAGCGGCAGATATTATTCAAGTTGCTTTGCCTCAAATTAAAGCTTCTGACGCGAAGAGAATGGTTAGTGAATTGGCAACAACCGGCGTGACTTCAATAGACGAGGAGTATGTCAGCCGCAATCTTCCTGAAATTGTAGCTCTTAAACCTTGGGATGAAATTATCTTTCCACCAGAAACTGCGGATCTTCAGCGGAGCCGCGTTATTTTTCGTCGCACTTGGATGTCTGAAGTTGAGTTGCGCGAAAAAATCACGACTGAAGGATGGAACTCAGACTGGGTAGAGCGGGCGCTACAGCAGATTGGCAAATCCACCACCTACTACAACATCAACTTGCTACCGACAACCACCATGATGGTTTACAACGGTGTAAACTACATGAACATGGTGGAGATCGTCTATTGCTACACCAAGAGCATTGACGGAGACGCTCCGGCTATTTTTTACACGGTAATTTGTCCGCAATCCGCGTCCAGTCGGCCAGAAGACAGGGACTCTTACGCTATCCACGAGCGTCTTGATTACGCTCACGGTGAATACCCGTTTGTAGAGTTTCGGCGCGAGCAGCTCCGTCGTGCCATTACCGACACTCGCGGCATTCCAGAACTGGCTACGACGGATCAAGACGAAATTAAGGCGCAGCACGACTCAATTCGTGACCACACGGCATTTTCAACGCTGCCACCAATTAAGGTGGTCAAGCGCATCGGTGGCATGAACAAGGTTGGACCCGGTGTGCAGTTGCCGGTGACCAATCAAAACGACTACACTTTCATGGATCCGCCGGCACGCGAGCCGAGTGTGGCGTTTAATTTAATTCAGCGCGTGGAGCAGCAGCACGCAGCCTACTTTGGAACCAACAACGGCTTTGTGTCGCCTATGACCACTCAAATGCTTCAGCAAGCATTGGTCAATTCATGGCTTTTGACCTGGCGCTCCGTGTTTCGGCAGATGTTCTCTCTGTGCTGCCAGTACATGCCAGCGCAAGAAATTCAACGCATCACTGGCGGGCAACTCCCTCAAAACTTATCGGACATTCACAACGAGTTTGACATCAACGTGCGGTTTGACGTGATGAACCTCGACAAGGAGTACATTGCGCAGAAGGTGGACTTTTTGACCAAGATCAAACAGATGGACACCGGGGGCGTTCTAAACGCCAACCGCATCACCGAGATGCTGATTCAAGCCATTGCTCCTGAAATGGCATCAGAACTTATTTTGGATCAAGCTCAAGCCTCTCAGAAGATGTTCAAAGATGTTCAAACGGACATCGGTATGATGCTGCTTGGAAACGAGGCGCTTTACCAAGAAAACGATCCGGCGGCACAGACTAAATTGCAGTTTGCCCAACAGGTGTTACAGAGTAATCCTAAGGCTCAGGCCGCCTTGCAACAGGATGAAAACTTTAAGGTTCTCTTTGAGAACTATGTGAAGAACCTTCAGATGAGCATCATGCAGCAGCAAAACGCTCAAATTGGCAGGCTTGGTGTAACTCCAGTGCAACAGCAACCGGGACAATGACACAAAAAGAACGTGCAGCTTACGGCTTTGCCGGCAAGAACCACATTTGGGATCAGATCATCGAGACGATCCAGCAGATGCAGGAGCAGCTTTGGATGGGCGCGGTCAGCAACAACAATAAGGGTGAAGACCGTATTCACGCATGTGGTCAAGCTGATGGCGTAAACTTGGTTTACTCGACACTTTTAGCTTTAAGATCAGAAGCATTAAAATTAAATGGCTTGACTGATGACGACGATTTGGCATAACGCCACTAACGGGCCTTCCAGCGTTTCTGGATTGAAATAGGAACTTGCGACCTTAACCGCATGAACGAACAAGAAATTGGATCACAGCCTGACACCGGGAGTCAGGAGGCAGATCAGAGTCCCGTTGCTCAAAAACTCGGTTTGATGGATGAAAGGGACCTTAGCAGTCTTTTGAAATCCAGCTTCCTTAACGAGGAGGAGGCAGCCCCAGCCACACAGGGGCAGGAACCCGAATCAGCGGTGGATTCCTCAAGCGAGGACGATCAACATGTTGAGGACGATTCTGAGCCGCACGACGGCAGCTCTTTGACAAAGGGCGTCCAAAAGCGCATCAGCAAATTAGTTGCTGCGAAAAAGGCCGCTCAAGCTGAATTGGAAGCGCAAAAAGCAAATTTAGCGCAGCTTCAACAGGAATTGCAGGCGATTAAGTCTGCCGCTCCTGCAAAGCAACAAGATCAAACCGAGTTTTCTGAAACGCTTAATTCCATTGAACAGGTAAAAGCGGAGTACGACAAAGCGGTTGAAGTTTTGCTTTGGTGCGAAGACAACCTGGACGGAGGTGTGATTACTCTGCCTGACGGCACAGAACACGAACTTTCAGACAAGGATGTTCGAGCAATGAAGCGCACTGCAATTAAGCGCAAGGAAGTGGAATTGCCGGCTCGCCTAAACTACCTGCAACAGCAGGCACAGGCGGATACTCAGGTAATTGCTGACTTTCCTTGGTGGGGAAAACCTGAAACTGAAGAGTACCAAGTTGCTCAACAGATTATACGGGATTTTCCTGAGCTTAAGAAGCGCCGGGCAGATTGGAAACACCTAACGGGACTTGTTGTTTTGGGAGCCAAGACTTACGCCGAGCAGAAGGCGAAAGCAAAGCAACCGCAACAGATCCGCAGGGCACCAGTGCAACCCGGCAGTGCTAAAGCAGCCCCTCCGCGAGCTTCCGATGAAGGCGCGTCAAAAGCAAAGCAGCAGTTTGCAAAAACTGGTGGTAGTCGTGACGGTTTAACTGACCTAGTCAAAGCAATGAACTTCGTTTAGTTCACGCAGTAAACCGCAGTAACCTCATTCTTTTATGGCAACTCTACTCGAACCCAACCTCTCTGGTCGCGGTAAACGCGAAGACCTCATGGACATGATTGCCTTGGTTGATGCCAGGGATACGCCGTTCACGTCCATGGCTAAAAAAGGCAGCAAGCCCGGCAACATGTACTTCCGTTGGCAGTCTGACAGTCTTCCGACTCCTCAGGTTGGTGGTACCCCGGACGGCGTGGACGTGAACCTCAGCACTGGCGCTGACAACTACGTTGTTGGCTACCGTGCGGAACTCGCCAACTACGCGCAGATCTTCCGCCGCGCAGTCCGCGTTTCCAAGCTCACTCAGGACATTGCCGATGTGGCTGGTGTGCGTGACGAGCTGGCTGACAACGTGGCTAAGGCTATTACTGGCGTTAAGCGTGACATGGAAGTTACCATGACTTCCAACCAGTTGTCTCAGCTTGACACCGGCAACCAGACTACGCCTTACCGCACGGCTGGCGTTCAGACGTGGATCAGCAATGCTGGCACTGGCACTCCGACTCCCGGTGACATTCCTTCTATCTTCCGCACTCCGACGACTTCCATTGTTGGTAGTGGTACGGCACTGGGAACGTCGCTGACGGACTCCGTTGTGCAGGGCTTGCTCAAGTCGATCTTCGATCAGACCGGCCACTACACCTCGTTCGACTGCATCGTCGGCACGGACCTCAAGCGCGCCTTCACTGGCTTGCTTGGCACTACCAGCTTGACGACCACGACGGGCGTTGGTGTGACTGGTGCGGGCGCTACGAAGGTGCAGACCTTCCAGCGTGACGCTGCGGCCGACACTTACATCCAGTCTTTGGATGTGTTCCAAGGTGACTTTGGTACAGTGCGCCTGCATCCGACCACGTTCATCGGTACGGTTGCTGGTTCTCCGCTGGCTTGGACGCCGACTCCGTGGAAAGGTCTTGTCTTGGACATGAACCTGCTGGAGATTCGTTACGGTGGCAACGTCGCGCAAGTGACTCCGCTCACCGACAACGGTGGTGGCCCCGGCCGCCTCGTTGAAGCCGTTGCTGGTCTGGTTGTCGGGAACCCGCTGGGTCTTGGCAAGTTTGACTACAACGCGGCCTAGTAGTCTTCTGAGCGACACCTGCCAGTACGCAACTACGGTTGTGTTTCTAGAAGTGGTGTGACTGCTGGAGAGACAGCACAATTTAGCGACACCTGCCATGCTGGCTCCATGCCGGCGGCAAGGACCGGGATACTCGGTCGATGCAGTGGTGTGACAGCCCAGAGAGATGGGCATTTTTTAATCGCGAGGTGGAGCAGTGGTAGCTCGCTTGGCTCATAACCAAGAGGTCGGGAGTTCGATTCTCCCCCTTGCAACCATTTTATGACCGTACTTCCAACTCCGATAATTCCAACTCTGATTCAACGCTACACTGGTGTGCAGCCTCCGGCCAACTTGGTGATGTTGTCTAACAGAAAACCGGCCTCTAGTGGCCCAGAAGGCACAAACGGCTCTGCGATGCCTCCTAGCACAATAAGTCCGTACAGTGGCATTTACGACAAAGACGGCAAGCTGCCTCGCATTCCAGAGCCTGGAACCACATTCATGGCTCGCGTATGATCAACATACCAGAAAATCTTGTTGGGCAGCTTGAGAAGGAGTTGCGTGAAGGGTGGCAGCGCAACAAAATTGAAGCGCTTGCAGTTGCTAAATCAAACGCTCGATTCAACGCTGAAAGACACAAATCTGTTGAAGGTTTGGGGCAAAAGATTGCCACAATTCCGCTGACTGCTTATCACTTTTGGGGCCAAAAGCTGGGGTATGGGTGCTGGGATTCCAAGGCATTCATGGACGAATTTCTTCGTGACAACCCGGAGTGCAGGGTGAATAGTGGCGGGACAAAAGACATCCACGTTGGGTGGACGCCTCCTAGCAAATGAAGACCGTTCCGTTTAGCGCAATTCTGGCTGAGTCCTGTCAATTGATCGGGCTAGACAGAAATACGCTAAACGACAAGTCTT